GATAATACGAAGGATATCAGACAAGTAGTTTATGACATTGAGCAGTTTAATCACATCACAAATCCCGGCCAGCTGGAACCGGGGATGAAAATCAAGATTCCTGTGGATTTATAAAAATATAAATTTCTTAAAAAGCAAACGTTTATTCTTTTGGCGAAAATCTTCTTCAAAAGAATAAACGTTTGCTTTTTATTATGATTTGGAGAAACAGGAGTTTCCATTTTCTCAGCCATCAAATCAGATTCCTGGCTGCTCCCTGTGTATAAAAAATAAACACAAACAGGTATTCTTTTCAGAAGAAAATCCTTGAAAAGAATATCTGTTTGTGTATTCAAGACAGGTGTATCACTTTGGCTGGTTAAAAATCTTATCAATGGGGTTATTGGTAAACAGATCGGCCTCATTGATATAACGCCGGACCATTTCTACCGAACGATGACGGGTCTGCTTCATAATGAGCCGTTCTTCCACCCCCTGAAGTGCCGCATACGTGGCAAATCCATGGCGAAGACTATGAGCACCATACATCTCTGGATTTAAACCAATGGAAGCTGCATATTTTTTTACAATCAGATTGATACTCTTGTCACTGAGCCGACGGGAGGAAACCTTACCATTTTTCAGGAAACTGCGAAACAGCGGACCTGATGTAATACCGGCCGCCGTCAGCCACTCCTGAAGGGCATGGATACAATCCATAGACGAATGAGACAGATAGGGGATGCCAATCTGCTGTCCTGCTGAGGTCTGGTCAGTCTTGGAATGGCGGATGGTGACCACAATGCCCTGGGGATACTTTCTGATATCCTCCACATCAAGGCCTGCCAGCTCGCTGCGCCGGAAAGCACCCATAAATCCCAAAAGCAGAACTGCCCGGTCGCGCAGCGCCTGAAGGGAAGATAAATCCATGCGATGAATCATTTCCTCAATTTCTTCCCAATAAATAGGAGTTTTCCCTTTCTGTACAGTCCCTTTCAAACGAGTAAGACCGATGAGAGCTTCCTTCACAATCCAGGCCCGGCAGGGGTTTTCCACATGGTCCCCGGAAGCATTATAGTTTTCAGAAATGGCGCTGATCCGCCGCCGTATGGTAGAAGCCTTGGCATAGTCTGCTAAATCATTGATATAATTCACAATGGTTTCCGGTTTAGCCGGATAAGAGGTCTGATGATGATACCGGCACCAGTCGCAGAAATCATTCCAGTCCGATTCATAAGCGTCAATCGTATGATTCGCCTTTGTCACCGAAAGAGAATTCATACTTTTGTCAGAGAGGCCCTCACTTTGCGAATTTCTGCTGAAATCTCGCAGAAAAAAATGATTGTCCATACAATCTCCTTACTGATGAAATAGTGTCCATCTTTGCTTTTTTACTATTATACCATCTTTAGAAGAAAATAGGTTCCGATAACATTAAATTATCGGAACCTATTCCCTTATTATCCCTTGGCGTCCCTTGCTATCCCTTATAAGTGCGATAATTACTGGTATTATTCGGTACACTTCCACTTATGAGCATCTATCTTAACCTTGTGAATATCCTGTGATTTGACGAAAAAATGGTGGCAAAAATGGTGGCAAGAAAATTTTCGATTTATCCAGCCACGGTCAATTATTAGAGATTTTCAAAACTTTCTATTTTCACTCAAAAAGCCCCGAAATGCATCGGGGCTTTTTTGTTTGGATCACCTCCGGAAGATTGCCGCTCCCACGGTAATGATAGAGATTCCCGCCCAAACGTCACGCTGACGTTTAGCTATGACTATCTGGTGTTGAAGATCCTCTATTTCTTTCTTCAATTTTTCTAAAGAGTTCCTGGTCTCTTGCAGCTCTTTCCTTGCTTCGGTCAAGGATTCGTTGGCAGTCTGCAAGTTCTGCCTGGCTCTTGTTAGTCTGCTCTGCAAGCTGTCTACTTGTGTCTGCAATGTCATTACTGTCTGCTGCTGCTCCGTCGAGTTCTGACTCAGCACGTCGAGTTTCGTCTGCAGCAGATTCAAGTCGTTCTGCTGATCTATCCAGTCCGTCTTGAGCTGATTCCATTCCTCTTGGGTCGGGAGTCCCGTAGTCTCCGCGCCAAAGGAAATAGCCGGAAATAAGCAGAATAATGACAACAAAAATAGCCCAATAGCGATACTTCTTAATAGTTTCCACATTATTCCTCCAAAGGCACGTCTTCAATTCTTGCCCTCTCTTCCAGAATTTTCAGGTATTCTCCCATGGTATCAGACTGGCTCTTCAGCAATTCATAGGAGCACTTCGGGTGGAACGGGAGTGTGCCAGCCTTATAGCCTTCCAACATTTTGTCCAGCTTTTCTTTCCGGATCTTCAGCTGGAAATACTCGGCTCTAAAGCGTTCGCGGAAGTCGGTGCTAAACATTGGTTTTGCGGTTGCCAGCAACTCATTGCCTTCCAGTTTTTTGTAGGCTTCTTCGAATACTTTCTTCGGGCTCCATGACTCGTAGCCGTCCGGGTAGACAACTTTATATCCTTCTTCGCCTTTGGCGTGCAGGTGATAATCTTTCTGCGCAGTTTCCGGTTCAGCTTTAATTATTTTGACTCCGATATATTCTTCCACAATGATTCCTCCTTAATCGTTCCACCCATCGAATCGTTCCAGGTCATTAGCGCGAATCGTGGATATAATCTTTGATGCATACTCTGGGTCCGTGGCATAAACCGGTGCCATGGCTTCCACGAATTGTTCAATATCCCATGTCTCATGCCAAGTTGCCAGTGCTTCTGCGTAGGCCGGTTCTTCCGTCATAAGTACGCACCAGTCTTTGATTGCTTCTTTCAGAGAGTCATAGGACTGGAATTTGTCTGTAATTGTTACGAATTCTCCGTTGATCCATTCTTTCGTTGGGAGTTCCACATAGTCTCCCCACCCGTTCCACTTCCGTCCAAAGTAGTTGTAATTTCCAATTACATATTTCCCCCATCCAGATTCCAGCGCTGCTTGAGCAATGCAGACGGAAGCGGGGAGATTATAGTCGGCGCAGATTTTCCCCGCTTCGCTACCGATAGATTCGATAAATTCTTCTGGTTCCATTTTATCCTCTCTTTCTTTTGATTAATGCAGCAAGGTCGTGGACGGCAGAGACTCCGGCACTATCCAAGTTTTCGATAATGCTGAGGAGCTCCGACGCCGCCAGATAGGAAACACATAGCGGCATGACAATACCGTAAGAATGGACCTGTACTGTCATCGTGTCCATAATGGACCCTGCCATTACTACTATGACGTAGACGATAATTTTTCCACAAAATTGGGTCTTCATCTTCTTACTCGAAATGATTCCATCTCTATGGGCCTGTGGTATGGCTTTGATGCTTTCCAAAAGGCCCGGAGTATAGCTTTCTGTCTTGATGGTGTTATATGCCAGCTCTATCCATTTGGTAGCCAGGTCTATGACTATGAGTGCCGCGAAGAGAAACATGAGTTGGAAGTGAAATTGTACAGCCGCCATCATCCCGCCCGCCACGATTTTGGCTTCCCAATATTCCCCCAGGCGGCACGCCGCTTTATTAATTGCTGCAGTAAACTGATTTGGTTCCATGTTATTCCTCCAGCTTTCCTTTTAGTCGATTAATTCTTTTGAGCTCTTTCTCGAATTCTTCGAACTGGCCCAGGGCACTCATGAGTTTCTTTATCAGATCTGACTGCAAATCGATTATTTCCATGAGTTTCTCAAAAGCCTCTTCGGTGGAAAATTTACGCATAGTCTTCTCCGGTAATTTCTTTGTACTCGGATTCGGTGATCCAATTGCCTACAACGGCATGGACTCTGGATTTGCTCCAAAGTCCTTCTTCATAATAATCTTTCACTTTGAGATAGTTCTTGCTGTGCTCCATGGTACCCTCCTTATAAATCGGTTCCGGTCATAGCGGAAATGAAGTCAATGTCAGCTTTCTCCTGCTTCACCCGGGAAGCAATATCTTCTAAACGGATTCTTTCGAATTCTTTCCAGGTGAGTTTTCTTTCTTCGTAATCCCAGAGTTTGGTTTTTGAGCCGTCTGAGTTTTCCGATTCAATCTGTGTGATATTTCTTCTCTGGTATACAATTTCACCGGAAGACGAAGTATCAAATTCTTCTGGCTTATCTTCCTGAGAGCCTTGCACTTTTTTCCAGTCCGTCATTTATGATTCTCCTTCTTTCTTTGTAAATAGGCTGCATGAGCCTGCTATGGTTTCTGACTTTTCTTTTCAGGCTTCTTGCGTCAATCCGTGGTTTGATGTGATTCAGGTAATATCTTTTTGTGCTTGTTTCATTGAACCATGATAATCGTGAAAGCATGGAAGCCGCATCGTACCAGGTTACTTTTTCTTTTCTTTCAATCCGAATAGCTTTCCTTCGAATGGCTTTGAGAATTCTCTTTCTCAATGTTACCCGGTTGTGATGTATAACCATTCCCAAGGCGTTGATCGCACGTCCTCTGATTCTCCCGTTCCTGTCTTTGTATTCAAACCGATAGACTTGTTCTGAACGGTTGATTGTGAACGCAAGGTGCTTCCAAAGGTATTCTTTGATGGAGGCAACGGCTCTATGGACCTTCCTTTTATTTGTCCCCATTAGGAAAATATTGTCGGCGAATCTCAAGTATTTCACGCCGTCCAATCCCGCCGCATAGTGGTCGAATTCTTTCAGGTAGAAGTCGAACAGCCACGGAGATGTGTAGTGGCCGAGCACCAGTCCTTTTGTCTTCCTGTTCGGGCCTCTGATAAATTTATCCATGAGTGCTAACCACTTATCGTCTTTTATGGTTTCTTTCAGCTTTTCTTCCAGAATGTTTATGTCCACCGAGTCGTAGGCGTGATGTACATCCAGTTCGGCTACAAATGTTTTCTTCCCATTTGCCCATTTTCTTAGCCGTTTCGCGGCGGCGTGCGGTCCGTATTTCCTGATGTAGGAATTGCCATTAGGCCCCTTTTCTACTGTTGCAGGCAGACATCCATATACCTGTTCGTATAGTCCATCCATAAGTATCCTTTTAAATGGCCTCATGAGAACATGGTGCAAAATCTGTTCCGGGCAGAAGAGAGGCTTTTCAATCGTCCTTCTCTTCCTGTCTGTTCCGTCACAGATAGTGTGCCTGTTGTCTTCTCTTGGGAAATATCCAGGGTCCGTAGCGCACTTGGTGATTATCTCGTAAGTCCTGTCAAAATATTTGAATGCCTTTAGCACTTCTTTTCTTCTGAGCTTTCCTTTTGCTGCGTCGAGCATACATTCTTTCACGGCTTCCGGCGTTATCGAAGGCTCTAGTAAGTTGTCATAGGTTTTCATTCTTTCTTATCTCCTGCCGGGATTTCGGGTTCTACTATCCCGGCCCTATATCGGATAATTTTCAGCATGGGCTGAGGATTATGAAGAGCATTGAATGTTTGGATAAGATAGGCCGCAGCCGTAGTTCCAGTTCGCGTTGGACGGCGCATTGTTCACATTAAACGCAAACGGTCCGCCGATGCCGGAGGCGTTATTCGCGCTGGCGCCGGAAATCAGGAACCGCAGACCACTTCGCTCCGCATAACCCTTATGGGGGAAGTATCCCCCATACCCCCTCGGCGAGCTCTTACGCGCTCGCAGGTTGTTCGCAAGAAAGGCCGCAGCCGTAGTCCCAGTCCGCGTTGGACGGCGCATCGCTCACATCAAACGCAAACGGTCCGCCGAGGCCGGAGGCGTGAGCCGCGCTGGCGCCGGAAAACAGGAACCGCAGCCCACTTCCGTTAAACCAGCTTCCGTCTGCATAGTATGTGGAACTGGAACCGCTTACTTCTGTCGGGATAATTCCGTACTCCGTGCAGGTGCACTTAGAAATATATCCGCCGGAAGAACCGGTTAAGGAAATCCCTGTATTCGTGTAGCCTACAATGTCATTAATTCTGTATCCGTCTCCTTCAGGTGTCATTTTTACGTGGATGTTGCCGTTGTTGTAGATCAGCCCTGCCGTTCTATCCCACTGGTCTCCCCAAAATTTCTCGATGTGGAATACTTTCACCTGGTTGGAACTAGAGTTGTTGTACCCGAAGAACTGTCCTTTATCTTTGAGTGTTCCCGACTGCAACACCGATCCGCTGGAGCCGCTTCTACAGTTGCCGATGCCGAATGCGCTCTGCAGGTCTGTTGTTTTAGCGATGAGGATGAGGAGCGTTCTGATGAGGCTTCTCTGCGACCAGGTATGGATGTACCAATTAGATCCGTTGGCTTTGCAGGCATTAATTTCCTGTTCTGCCGTGAGGGATGAAGCTAGCGTCTGTCCGGAGAGGGAGCGCATTTTTGTAGATCCGCCGGAACCGCCGAACATAGAGTAGTAGAAGAAATCTGCAATAGAGCCGTCTGCTCTTGTATGGGCATAGGCTTTGTAGTTATCATCGTATTTGATGTCGCTTATGATTTCATATTCGTATCCGTCTTTTTCGTAGCGGTTCACGTAGCAGAGAGGAATCTGAGCCATGGCGTTCCCATCGTAGGCGGTGTTGGCTACATCTGAAGATGTCCCGTCTTCTTTGTAGGCATAGTTGTTCGGGTTGAGGTAGTAGTCAACCTTCCCATTGCTCTTGAGCATGCATGGCTTGTTCTTGGTCACGAACCATTTATCTGCCCAGGATCCGTAGTTGAATTTCCCATTCGCAAAGTCCATCTTTGCCGGAGTTAAACCTACGGCATCATAAAGATATTCCACTCTTCCGTAAGGGTCGGATTCATCCTTTTTGATTCTGAATCCGTATCTCAGGCCATGAGAGATTTCTATTTTGTATTCTTTGATTTCTGATACGTCTACAGTGACACTTCTTGTGAATACTCCCGATTTTGTGGCGGTGACTGTCCAAACTCCCAGGGAAGGAATTTCCATGGTGAATTTTCCTGTCGTTCCCTCCTCGGCAGCCGTGACTGTAGTCGTTCCGCTTTTGGCTGTTACCGTACTCCCTGTCAATGTCGTGGCCACGATTTTTGGCAGGATGGCCCATCCGTTTTCTCCCAGGGCTTCCTTTGCTTTGGCTTCTACTTTTTCGTCAAAGTCTGTGATCATAGACGTCTCTGTTTCCGGGTGAATGGTTAAATAGTCTCCCGACGTTTCGTCCAGGGCTTTGATAGGTTCTTTGATGATTGTGGCCATGTTTCCTCCTTATTCAACGGTCAAACCATTTGAGTTGCTGACGAATTTATTCACCGGCTTGATGGATCCATCCGGCATAGAAATTAAATATTTCGGCATGATTTTGATTGATGCTATCTTTTCGTCTACTTCTGTTTTGGTGTAATAATCCGCTACATTGAAATCCAATACCTTTTTAGCTTCGGCCGCAGATTGCTTTGCCGCTTCTTTGCTGGCCTTTGCGGCTTCAGCAGATGCCTTGGCGGCTTCGGCCTGTTCTGTTACCGGAGTTAGAACGTCCGCATTTTCCAGGCCTGTCCCTTTTATGTTCCATACGATGCAGTTCTTAGGCTTCGGGTCCGGCAGTACCAGGTCTCCGGCAAATGGTGAGCTTATAGAAAGCTTCAACGAGCGGTTCAATTTTTCCTGGTTATCCTGGGCAATCATGGTTAATTTGTCCAGGGCTTTTTCGGTTTCATCAAATGGCCAGATATCCCCCAGATCTCTTTCCTGAGTTAAGGGAATGGATCTTGCAATAACGATCTGTTCGCCTTCGGCCAGAACAGCAGGCTGTTCAGACTCTGCCGGTTCTTCTCCGGAAGCATAACCGGGGTAGTTCACATTTTTCGCGGTGGTGTCTATGTAGTAGTCTTTCTCCAGCTGCGTGGTTACGCCGTCTTTGACTATATAGACAGCCAGGTCTTTGCTTTCTATGAAGTTAAATGGGATAGCAAATACTTTCGTGGATCCATCTCCCTTGTATGTGATCTTATTTGTCGATGATGTAATCATGTATTATCCTCCTTTCGTTAAACTGGCAAACCTCTATCCTCCTTTCGCTTCTTTTCTTTGAGTGGCTTATCAAACATGGATTTGTAAATCCAGTCGGTAAGAGTAAGGTTGTCGGAAGAAATCATTCTCATAAAGTTCCAGTAACCGTCCACCAATGTGTCCGGCAGCGTGTATGACGTGACTCTTGTCAGTACTTTGGAGAAGTTTCTTCCGGTTTCAATGGCGTCTCCTTTGTAAAGAGACTGAAGAGTTTTTCCGAAATATTTCACGCTGTCGAAGGCAGGGACGTCCGGAGTAACATCCAGCAGCGCTCCCTTACCTCCTTTGGTGATGAAGTTCACTGTGGGCGGGAGTATGTCTCGCAATATCGGGATACCGCCTAATGGCCCGCCGGATGCGAATGTGTATAAGAGTTTTTTCTTCCATTTATCCGGATCGTCCGAGTCATCCCACATTTCCCTCATACAGGTTTCGAAGAATGAGTTCAGAATCCACCAGAAGAATGTGGCCCTCAGTAAGGGTTTCACCGTGTGATAGTCGTACAAGGCATATCCGGCGCGGATGAACTGGTTAGTTACCAGGTTGGTGTAGCTGAAGAATGTGGTAAGGCCGGCCAGGTTTCCGCCTTTTCTCATAAATGATGTCTGGTCTTTCATTTCTCCGGAGCCGAAGGTTTCTCTCACGGCTTTGTCGGCGAGCCTTATGGCTTCTCTGTCTATTTCTTCAGCGGTGAGTTTGTTTTCTGCCTGCATTTTTGCGGTGGCGCCTTTGTATGTGGCCAGCCATTCAGGGAGGGAAAACATTTCATCTGTTAGGGCGATGATTTTGAAAGCGCCGGAGTTGATGGTGTCTATGCCGTATTTCCCGTGTCTTACCTTTGAGCTCCATTCCCATTCATTCTGTTCTACCTGGATGCGGTCGCCCATGGTCATATCTCTGTCCATGGTGGCGGCGCGTTCTCTCATGAAAGTAGATTTTGAAACGATGAACTGGTATTGTTCTTTGATATTCCGGAATTTATTGGCCCCGCCGCCGAAGTAGAAATCTGATGTGGCTTTGAGGGCATTGTAGGTGCCCATTCTTTCCATCATGCCGAATATGTTCAGCACGTTGAGAAGGGCCGTGGAAACGCGGTATCCCATAGTCGCAAAGACGAATTTATGCCGGAAGCGGTTCACACCCTTTTCCCACTCGTTTATCTCAATGATAGAGGAATGCCAGTTGTCGCTTACCCATTGTCTCAGCTCGTTGGTGGCTTCAGTGCCTATGGTCCTTTCAAGAGATGAGACGACTTCTTTCCTCGAAAGGAGTTTGAACACATCCACGGTAGCTTCTCTCATTGCTACGTGCTGGATGGCTTCAGAGATGTGGGATACATAGACGTCCAGGTCGAGTCTGAGTTTCTGCCCGCCGGAACCATTTTCTCTGGCTTTGGTGCTTCCCATCCCCAAGGAGAAGGCGGATATACCCTGGAGATCCATGCTTGCGATATCATTATTTTTATATTCGCCGGCTTTAGTTGAAGTTTCGTTGTCATACTTAATTGGGTAGTACTGGCCGTTAATCACTTGTCCGGATTTCAGTGTAAACTTGAGCCCCGGCACTTTCCCCATGGGGGTTCCGTATAGATCGTTCTGAATCCTATTTCTTTCTCCCCAGTACTCCCCTACATGCTCCCAGATTTTAGTCACGAATTCCCAATCTCTCTTATCCATGACGGAGTCGAGAAAATTGAGCATTTCAGCTTCAGTTCCGCCGACAGTGTAGATAAGGCGCGCCCTGTTGGACTGCGTCCCCATATTGAGGGCCATAGATAATACCTGCTCTTTGGTGTAGAGGCACCTTGCTCCTGAAGGATCTGCCCCGTATTCGAATTCCTTTTCGCTTCTCATACGGGTCCACTCTTTTCTGGAGTAGATGTCGAAGATTTCCCGGAAGCGCTTGTTCGCGTCCTGCTTCATCTGTCTTCTCCTGGCGGTAGCCCTATCTATGGGAAGGTAGATGTATTTATAGGCAGCTTTCCCCAGACGTTCAATTTGGATTTCCGGAAGTGTAATGTCTCTTACGAGCTTATGGAATTTTTCTCCCGCCCTGGTAAGTTCTGTGGAAGATATTTTTTTGAAGAAGGGGGTGATTTTCTTATGCTGCCAGTTTTTCATGATTTCATCCTGGATCTCATTGGCAGCTTTCTCGAAGGAAGTTCCCAGGGTGTTCCCTTCGTACTCTCTTCTTCCGATTTTGTAGACGGCCTTGATGGCTTTTACAATGGCTCTGTAGTCGTTCATTTTGAGATCTTCAAATCTCATCGGGTTCTTTGAGTCAAAGAGGGATCTCATCCAGGGAGGAATGACGTCCAGCCCTTCATACTTTCCGTCTTTAATTCCTAGTTCCGGATTGAGTTCAAGGCCTAATGCATGCCAGTCAAAGTCCCTGGATAAACCGTTTTCGTCGATAGGTCTTTCTCCGTCGATCTTTGTCATGCCGGCCATGTAGGCCAGATGCTGCACGAAATACCGGGCGTCGTCATTCATAAGGACGGGCTTTTCTTTTCTCCCGATACGATTGATGATCCCTAATATTCCGTAGCGGTCCATTCCTTCTTCGTTGTACTGCTGTGTTGTGAGTTTCCCACCGCCGTGAAGGTCTCTTTTGATTTCTTCTATGTTGTCTTTGGCGGTCCTGGCCATGACTAAACACTGGGCTTCCACGTTCTTCTGGTATGCCGATTCTTCCCAGTTGTTCTGGGAGGCGGCTTTCATGGCGCGGGCATTAGCGATTCTCGCTTTGTTTTCCCACCACTTCCAGCTGGTGGCATGGGAAATGGTCTCTTCCCCTAAAGTAGAAGCAGCCTCGTCTTTCATGAGCTTGTAATCGGTTTTCATAGCCTTTCTGGATTCTTTCAGCCCTTCCACCATATCGGAAAGCTGGACGGAGAGTTCGGCCACATTGGCTTCAGTGTCTTTCAGAGTATCTGAGGTTTTCTGGTTCTTCTGTCTTTCTTCTTCCAGTTCCTTTTCCCTGGCCTGCAGGTTTCCTTCCAGCCTCTTCACTTCTTCCTGGGCGGAGGATTTCTCTTTGGATTCGGATTGGGTCTTTTCTTTTTCTTTGGCCAGCTGGTCTTTCAGTTTTTTAACCTGGTCTTCCAGCTTGGAGATTTTCTCTTCGTTCTTGGCGATTCTTTCGGTCTGTCGTCCCATTTCCGCTTTGTCTTCCGGAGTGATGAGTCCTAAGCGTTCGCGGATTTCGGCGGCGGCTTTAGCTTTGTCGCTGGCCCTCTTGAGCTTTAGCTGGGAGGTAGTAATTTCGTTGATGTACTGGTTGACCCGTTTTTCCAATAAGGCGGCTTCCAGATTGGCTCTCTTCTGGAGGCCTTCCGGGGATTCGAGTACGTTCTCGGCCATGGCCCTGACGTCTTCTTCAGTGAGCATGGCGTCTTTGAAGTTCTGGATTTCAGCGTCGATGTGCTTTCTGTACTGTTCTTCAGTGGTGCCGCCCATCATTTGTACAGCTTCATTAAATTCTTTCTCGGAGTCGTAGTTATTCATCTTCAGGAAATTTTCTCTATCCGACTGGGTGGGAAGCTGCTCGGAATGGAGAATTTGCTCGATTTTGAAAAACGGATTTTCTTCAGCAAGTTTCCGGGCGAATTCGTTTTTCGCTTCCGGGGTGTCGATGGACTTTTTGAAACTGTCTAAAGCATCGGATTTCATGGTCTTCATGTAGTAGGAGAGGGCAATTTCTTTGGCCTTCTCTTTCACTTCTTCGGACCACTTCTTCAGGTTCTCTGCTTCGGAGGCGTTGACGTTCAGTGCTTTGTCTATGGAGTCAAGTTTTCTCTGCGCGGCCCATGCTTCCACTTCCCTGTCCGTGGCAAGCATGTGGTCGTAGATATCTTTGACTCCCGGGGTGATCTTGACGTTTCCCAGATTCTTTGCGGCGGAGTAGATGTCTTTCAGCCAGCTCTTGAATCTTCTGAAGGCTCCTCTCAGTTCTTTGGTAGGAGCGCTGCCTTCCGCTAGGTATTTCTCAAATCCCCTGGCGAATCGTTCCTGTATGAACCTTTCTTCGGCGCCCTCTGCTCCATTCTCGATGTCTTCCCCGTATTTTTTGAATTCTTTCTCGAGGCCTGTCCCTTCGTATTCTTTGAGGTGTCCTTCTGTGTAGGCAGCCCACTTCCTGATGGTATTCAGATCGGCTGTTATTTTCTGGAGGGAAGTGGAGGCTTTGGTCTCGTCTCCATCAAAGTACCTGGCCATTTCCGCTGGTGATAGGTTTGCGTATTCTTCCAGCATGGAAAGGTACATGTGGGCGCCTTCGTGGATGACGGTGGACTGATTGGCACCATTGAAAATTTCTATGGCGTTGGTGTCGCGGTCGTAGGCCCCTAAGTATTTTTCTCCCTGGAAATACTGGTTCACCTGGTTCTGCAACTTATTCGTGACTTCTTCTCTCTGTCCTTCTACTTTCGGGTCATAGAGACGGACTTTCACCCCCTGTGTTCTCAGGTAGTCTTTGATTTCTTTCGGGGTGTTTTTCGGAAGAATGGCTCCTTTTACTTCGTTGAAGTAGACAGCCCTCTGCGGCTTGGCTTCAAAGTATTTCGCCGGTAAGTTCTTTACTTTCTCTTTGATTCGCTTTGCGATGGTTTCGGCTTCCGGTGATTCGGTGAAATCATGCGCAGCCAGGGCGGAACTCAGTTTCTTACCTTTCACGTAATCGACTAATACGCCATAGGCCTCAGAGATAGCATTGTACGATCCTTCCCACTTGTAGGCCGGCGTAATTGTATTCACGAAAGATTCCACTTCGGATTTCAGGTCCAGGAATTCTTTGGATTTGCTCATCCCGTCTTCAATATCTGTTTCCGGATTGAGGTTCTTTTCCGCTTTGTGGAACTCGTCAAGAGACTTGAGTTTCTTCCCGCTGGCGGCGATGATGTTTCCTATTCCATATCCACCAAACATGTTCTTTTGGGCATTCTTCAGTCCGCCTAACATGGCGGCGGTAATGTTCTCCAAGTTGGCAGGTTTCCCGGTGTCGCGTATAATAGATTCCCCTAACATCTCATTTCGGAAGGATTCCTTCCAGCTCTCAAAGGGTTTCCCCTTGGCTCTTTTATCCAGGTCAGAAATGAAGGAGTCTTTGTCCGGAATCACGTCGTTGCGTTTCTTGAACTCATAGATTACTTCCCTAGCCCGATCTCCGCTTTCTATCCTTTTCATTGCCGATTCTATGAGTCTATGAAAACGAATCCCCTTGGCTTTAAGCTTCTCTGCGTAAGTTTCTTTGAGAACTCCATTGAGTCTTTCTTTTCCCTTCTCATCCAGCTTGTCCAGACTGCCGTATTCTTTTTCCAGGCTTTCCAGAGCCTTAACAAGTTTTGGCTCTTTCGAGAGCTCTTCTGGGATTCCCCGCTTTTTCATCTTCAGCTTTGGGGCTTTCTCGATGGATTTTAGATAGAGATACTTAGCACCGTCGGAGTGAAGGAAAGATTCTACATCCTCCTGAAGTTCTCCATTCTTTTCGTTATGGTTGGCGGGATAGCTCGGTGTGTAAAGGTTCCCATAATCCACCACTTCACGGGGAATCTCTTTCTGCGCTGGCAGGATAGCGTCTTCTATGAATTTAGTTATTTTTCTTCTGTCCCCGGTTCTTACTATGGACGGGAAGACTTTTGTCCAGGCGTCTCTGGAGAACACCGGGGTTTTTGCAGGATCTACCACATTTTTGTCCATGATGAGGGTTACTCCATCATTGGACCCAAAATTATAGGGCGTCTGCTTCTTTGTAATAGCAACGGACGGCACTGCAAGTCCGCCTAAATCAATAGCCTTTTTGAGGTTTTCTACAGTAAGGTTGTGCAAGGCCACAAGGTCCGGCTCGGCCATTCTGAAGGGCAGAGGCTCTCCGGCATAGTTAATTACCGCCGGGCCATATGGGGTGTTGTAGTCCGGCATGGACTCAGAAGGATTTCTGGCGCGGTCTTCAGTCATAAAGGCTTCCGCTTCTCCGCCCAATCTTCTGTAGGCAGCGTAGTCGTCCTGCTTCATGGCGTCTTCCAGAAGGTTAATGTCTCTTTCTATGGTGGATAGTTCTTTTCTTTCGCCTTCCGGCAGGGACTTCAGCAGCGCCTTCCTCTTTTCTGTGAGTTTCTTCACTTTGGCCAGCGATCCCATGACGTCGTTTTCGTCAAAGCTATTCGCTATTTCTTCAGCCAGGTCCATATATTCCTTAGCCTTTGGATCTTTGAACTCTATATCCATCAGGTCCATGGTGAGGCGGTCAATGGTGTCGGAAATGTATTTCTTGGCCATTTCCTTATTTCCGCCTCTGGAAAATCCTTCAATGGCCTGGATAGAATGCTGGATTTCATGGACTAGGGCGGTTTTTGCTTCATCCGCCGGAAGTGAGCTATCAATAACAATGGATCCGTCTTCAGCTACATAGCCATAAGCGCCGCGGGTTCTTTTGTCTTTACCGGATTTGGTATCTTCCGTCCTCACTGTTTTCTGCGCCAGTTCCGGGTAGGCTTCATATAGAGCCGGGTTATCATAGATTTCTCCCAGGGTATGAGGCTTCCCGTCTTTTGGAAAATCAATCTTGTCCAGGTTGTCTGGGATTTCAAATCTCCACTTGTGGTCCGGGCCTCTCATCCATCCGGTTTCTTTCCAAATTTCTTTAGAAGAAGCCGCTCCCCTTTCCATAGATTCAGCCTTCTGCAGCCGGCTTATCATGGCAGTGCTTGCCCGTTCGCCGGCCATTTGATGAAATTCACTGTTTTCTTCGATATTGCGGCCGCTCAAAAAATGCCTTATAATAGATGTGTAAAGCAGAGCAGGGCCCCACGATCGGCGAAGGCTTTTAGCCAGGTCACGTGATACGGACTGCTCTGCTTTTTGCATGTCCATTAGTGGGTATGCTTCATGAACATAGAATTTATTTGCATCTATATTTTCTTTTACTCTGCAAATTGTTACATAATCTTCTCCATTGAAATTTATTTTATAAGCAAAAAAGTGGTTGATTATCGGTTTTCCACTAAAGTCTTTTAAACTTCCAACATAGGAGGCAATCTTCATTCCTTCAGGGATTGATTCTGTTGCTGCAAGCTTTACTTTGCTCATTCCGTGAGATAATGAGTTTTTTATCCCACGAGCAGTTATAGCAACAGTTCCTATTTTGGTCTTTACTACCGTCCCATTGGGATATTTTCCTTTAAATCTATTTATTACTTCAGCCGATGGTTTCGTTTTCGAATCTGGAGCAACCTTTATTTCTTCTACCATAATGGGATTACTTTTTATAAAGCGGTCACGTTCTGCCGGATCATTGCTCAATCCTCTGACTGTTTCCATGCGGTTTCTCATCCATTCCAGTTCTCTGGTGGTCATGAATTGTTTTTGGCTTAGTCCGGTTTCTATATCTATGCGACCATTTCTTTCCTTAATCTTCACGGCTGCCATTTTCAGCGGCACGCCATAGCTCTTGTGGAAGTTCTCGGCCATTTTAGAGAGGATGAGTGCGGAGTCACGGGCGGATTTTTTGACGGCAGCATTTCCCTGGGAAAGTGTTTCAACGGTGGGCTTGTACACCTGCTCGTAGGTTTCGGGTTCAAGGAGAGACTGGGCCACGATGTCTTTATCATCGAATTGATCTACAATGTCCTTCACCCGTTCAAGGGATTCGACTCTTCTCCTGGCGGCTTCCATGGTTTCTTTCTCGGCCATGCCTTCGGCGTCGTTCTTGTCCATGTTGTAGTAGACTTCGTCTTCCATTCTCTTGTGAGCGATGTCGTAAAGTTCTCTGGCGTTCGGGGCGCGCCCATAGGATCTGTAGAAGTCCTGGTACCATCCCGGGTTTTTTGAAATGCGGATACTGGTATCTCGGTCTACGGATACCATGTCCACGCCTTTTTCGTTGGCGGTTTTATCATAAAGGCCCTTGCGGCTTTCCATGTAGTCCTGGATATCCTTTACCCCTGTGAGGTCTCCCCAGTCTTTAAGAGCGGAGTCCAGGGCGTTTTTTGTATTGGTTTTGAGGTCAGAGAGGCCGCCGGAGAGGAGTTCGGCCATGGTATCCCGGTCTTCTTTCTTCTCTTCGGTGGTTGTGTCGGGGAAATATTTATCCAGAATGGCCTGTCCCGCTTTGGCTTCCCTTTCTTTCTGGGAGCTTCTTGCCAGATCCACCAGATCCTGGCTTCTCTGCCGTTCTTCTTTAATGGCATGCATGGTCCTTTCCCCTTTATCCATGGTGGTGTAGTCGGAGAGGGCTTCATGGGTTTCGGGTGTGGCGGTCTGCATGTATTTACCGGATTTGATTTCCAGTGGTTTTCCGGTTGTGATCGCCTGATTTAACTCTTTGGCAGTTACGGCACCGGAGGAAACAAGGTTGTTCAGCGCTTCATGGGTGGACTCATCCTGTGCGGCAGCCTGGGCGTCAATGTAAACTGTGCCCATGTTGGCTTTATCCATCTGGTTCTGCACAGTTTTTTCATATGTTGTTGGGGAGTTCTTGAAGAGTTTGGAATTATTCCGGATTTCCAGGAGACGGTCAATCATGGTCTTTTCGCTGGTACGGTTCATGGTTTCCCTGGCGGCGTCAAAGTCAGCCTGGGAAATTTTGCCTATTCCATGGTAGGCACCGATTCCATGAATCACGGATCCGGGCAACATGGTTCCGACGACAGCCGGGAGGGCCTGCCACATGGCGTCCTTGGCGTCGTCGAACATTCTCTTGTAGGTCATCCCTTGGTAGCCGGAAAGTCTTTCGTCAATGGAGCTGATGGCGCTTTGAATGCCTTCTTCGGCCACTTCGCTGGCGGCGGATTTGATAAACTGGCTTCCCGCCTTCTTAAGGGCCGCTTTCTTGGCGGCCTTTTTGAATGCATCTGTTCCGGCTTTGACTACGGTTCTCATGGCGGCGGCATTTTTAATGGCTTCTTTTGCGGCTGCCTTTCTTCCGGCCGCTGCAAATACGGATCCCATGGCCCCATAGGCATATTGGGTGATTCCGGTTTCGACGACGGCCTGGAGGGCGGCGTCTCTTCTTGCCATGGCTCTCGCCTGCTTATCCGTGAAAGCTTTTGTTCCATCGTTGCTCTTCTCATTGATGTACTGGAAATAGTTGTCCCCCACCTGCGCGCGATAGGTCCCGGATAGGATGGCCATGGTCCCTAGACCGATTCCGGCAGCAGCGGCAGCAGCTCCAATGGGCACGGCGGCAGCAGTCCCGGCAAGGCCTAAACCGGCAGCGGCTGCAGATGTCCCGGCTACTCCCATGGCGGCAGCGTTCATGGAGAGCTGGTTAATCCACTGGGCGGCCTGGGGACCTAAAACGGAGATGATTTCTTCTGCGCTTTTGACGATGTTTCTGGCCATTTGGGTATTCATTCTGATTGTCTGACCAATGGCGTAGTTAATGCCACTTCCTTCGTTTCTCATTTCCGGGCGGCTGGCGATTTCTTCCAGTCTGTTCCTGGCGTCTTCAAAGGAAATCTCTCCATTGTAGAGGCTGTATTTTACTTCGCTGGCTTCGTCGATGTCTTTCCCGGCTTGCCAGGAGTCTTTCAGGAATGCGGCTTCATCGGCTCCCCATCCGGCAATGAGGGAAGGGAGTCCGCCCATTGCGGAAATGGTGGTCCTGCCTTTTAATACGGAGTTGGAGTCTTTCAATGCCATTGTTACAGCTACGGGGTCGCCCATGTCCAGTTCCGGGTAAAGGTCCTTTACGGTTTTCGGGGTAAAGGGCTTGTTGTCCAGGAAGGCGGCGTTTCTCTGTCGTTCATACTGGATGAGTGCAGTGTCGTAGAGTTTCGGGTTATCCGCAAGGGACTGTGGAGCAATGCCCAGGGCGTTCCCCAGTTTTTCAGCCTTGGCAAGGCGGTCTTCATCAGGTGCATCGCTTCCAAAAATATTCTTGTAGATATCGGTGGATTTCACGGCGTCTTTGAAGGAATCCCACTGCATTTCCATGGTTTCCCCTACGGTGGTAGGGGTGTCTATGTTGGCATCCGCTAATGCCTGCCGTTCGTCCGCCTTCTTCTGCTGGTCGTCTGTAAGCTGTACTCCGGAGTAGGTCGGGGTTTCTCTTACATTTTCCGGCGTGAAATCTTTGGGCTTAATTCCGCCGGTAACGATGGCCAGAAATTCATTGTTGTCCATTTAAGGCTCCTTAGATATCGAAAATATTAAGAGATCCGTCCGCTATGGACTGCATCTGCTCGTTTGAAACGTAAATGGTGTCTTTCTTACCATTGCCGTAGTCTCTTTCAAGGTAATATCCGTTTGGCTCCCCGTCTTCATCGACTGCCTGAGAGAGGTCGGAAATGTGTTTGTCGTACATCTCAGCCTCGCTCATCTGCGGGGCGTTGTCGCTGTGGAAGAGTTTGTACCACCAGGACTGATTCTGGTAGGTGTCATCCAGCTTCTGTTTTCCAATGACGTCAAAGTAGATGGTTCTCAGCTCATCGGCGTCGGGGTCTCTTCCCTGGTCGTTCTTGAAGCTGAGGATTTCCCTTTTAATCAGCATCTTGGCCGTAGGGGTGACGGCAGATTTGGACGTGTAGCAGGCGGCGGCAATGGCTTCATCATCGTCCGGGATTTTTACGGAGTGAGGGCCGACTCCGTTCTGCGCATCCGTGAGGTCCTTCTCCAGCTGCGCCTTCTGTTCCGGAGATACGTAGATCCCGTTATTGGCTAAAACGTTCAGCTTGTCGGCCAGCTCGTCTTCGGAGTTGATTTCCTCCCCGATTAATGAATCCAGGGCATTGAAATTTTTGGATTTCAGCGTTCCGTCAGAAGACAGGCCGCGGGCAGCGTTGGCGGCGGCGTTCACTCTTCTGGCTTCAGATTCTTTGGCATTAAACCAGGTATGTAGAAGAGACGCGCCCTGGGAAGAGTCCTTCAGCAAAGGGTCGGTGGATACCATGTCGCTTACATAACTGTATACATCGGCAGCAGAGGAGCCGCCCTGCTGCATCTCCATGGTTCTCTGCTGGATACTTTGAATCTGGTTGGAAATGTACTGCACCTGGTTTCTTTTGGCGTTTTCGAATTTACTGTCGAACACTTCTCGCTGCTTTTCGGTAAGCTGTTCTTTTTCTTCGTCGCTCATGTAATCTCCGGAGACGTCGATTCCCTTCTTTTCGGCTAACTGGTTTACGGATCCATATCCGATGACTCCGCCGGAGATATCATTGAATTCATCCATGTCCCCGATGTGTATTCCTCCCTGGGAGTTCCGGGCCATGTACTTCCCGTCTCCCAGATAGATTCCCACGTGGGTCTTCCCGTCGATGAAGTCGCCGGGCTGGGGAGTGTAGCCGCCGTTTTCCACTTCTTCTTCGGTATGGTAGCAGCCCTCAAAGTCAGAGGCGCGAGTGAGTGTGTTTCCCGGAATGAGCCCCGTTTTGCTGTAGACGTCGGCGGTCCAGGAGTCGCATTGTTTATCGGCGTCTTTAGTCACCGTTCCCATCCACTGGTCGCCTAATGTGTAGTTATTCTCTGCATAGGATGTGATTTTACTTCCTACGTCTGAGCTTCCGCCTGGGTAGAGGAGATTGTAATCTTTCCTTACATCGTCCAGATACCCTTCTGCCCTGGCGGCTTCTACTCCGTTGGTTCCCCCGTTATGAGATAGAATAGCGGAGTCGTCGTCCCCGCCGTGGGCGTCAAGATTGTACTTGTAGTATTTGGCAGCAGCCAGAATGCTCTTTTCCGGGTCCGTCCTATCCGCCGGATCAAGGCCCATTTCCTGGGCGGTGGATGAGCTGAACTGGAATGGTCCTATGTGGTCTCCATTCTGGGCATATGGGTTGAAGGACGATTCCCTCATGCACATGGCTTTTAGATTTCTGATCTGCGCGTCGGAAAGCCCGTACTGGTCCTGGGCTTCGGAAAAATAGTCGTCCCACTGGTCATAGGTCTGGTTTCCGGTAGCAAAGCCTTTTGCTGTATACTGCCCGGCATTCAGCGGATGTTCTTTTTGATACAGTTTCCAGGCGTCGTCCTTGCTCATCTTGGTGAAGTTGATTTTATTTCTCTCGGCCCATGAGTCAAAGCTTTCCTCCGTGGTATGGGCCAATTTCTTCTGCGCGTAAAGGTCTGCATAGGGCTTCAACACCGTTTCGTCTATCCCCCTAGTCCTGTAGAATGCTACCGCGCTTTGACCTGCGCTGTAGTCATTGGTGGTTGCGAATGTCTTCAGGATTGACTGGGCGTCCTGGTTCTGCATGGCAAGAACTTTTGTGTCTATGGTGGCCTGGTCCATTCCCAGATCGGCCATGATGGCCCTGGCGGATCTATTGTAGGTTTCATAGTTGGTTATCAGGGCATTGGGGTTTCTCAAGGTGTTGTTTTTGAAAGTGTTTGACAGCCCGGACAGCTGATCTCCGGCGTAGACTTCTTTCTGCTGTCTCTGGTATCTGTCTATTGCGTGAAGTGTGGATTCCATGGATCCCTGACGCTGCTGGTCAAAGGCCCGCATGGCGTAGTTGGTGTCGATGTTATATTTTTCCAGTACGCTCTGGTAGATTTTCTTTTCTTCCTGACTGTAGGCATCCTGAAGGCCTTCAGCGTTCTTGCCCTGCATGGTGTTGTAGAGGCCTTTATCCTCGTCGTCCATGAGGGAGTTGATCTGCTGATTATAGTCGTTAGCGGCGTCAATGACTTTATTATTCTGGTCACTCAGCCACTTCTTCCTATAGATGTCCCCCACTTGTCCAATGGCGGCGGCGAATCCCTGCAGCCCTCTGGTGTCTGCCCCGTAGGCTTGAAGAGTCCCTGCAGGAGTTATGTGTGCCTGTTCTACGTTCCGGCTTACGTTTGCGTCATACTGAGATAATTTCATTGCTTACCTCCTTAACCATCCATAAGGGTCGTCCTTGATTCCGTAGGTTAGAGGTTTCGATTTATAAGAGTTCCCATTCATCCCGAATACCTGGTCTTCCATGGTTTCCGGAAGTTTAAGCCTTGTGGCGGAATGGTGGAGGGATGTGTCTCCTGCGCTCTTTGCTCCGGCATAGTCTTTCAATCCGGTATAAACGGAAGAGGCGGTGCCCACCAAAGTGGAGAGCGCGGATAACCTCCCCTGGCTTCTGGCGTTAGAGGCAGAGGCTCTATTGGCGCTTGCCTGGTTCATGTAGTTCGCCTGGTTCACCCATGCGTCGTGGGTGTCCACTCTCTGGTTCCATAAGAGGTTCATAGATGAGTTCTTCCACTGGTCGTAGGCGGCGCTGTCTGCGTCAAGTACGCTTCCGGAATTTGTGAGCCCGGAGGCTCCGGCGTCTGCGGCGTGCTGGGCGATGATGAGTCTTCTTTTATCGTCCAGCTGTTTCTGCTGCTGTAAATATCTGTCAGATATCTGGCTCCTCTGCTGCTCTGCTATTTTTGCATTGGTGGCGTTCTGCTCTGCCATGGCAGAGTAGTAGGCGGACTCGGCCTTGGCCTGCTGCCTGGCAGCGCGGTACTGCATGAGTCCTCCGAGTGCGGCGATTCCCGCCATGACTGTGCACATAGTTACCTCCTGATTTCGAATCTAATAAATTCTGCCCCGTTGATGTTTACGCGTCCGGTGAATTCTGCTCCGGCGTGTTTGATGTATCTCAATGCTTTCGTGTTCTTTTCTGAGATGTAGTTGTAGATAAGTCCGTATTCTTTAACTTTTTCCTTGATGTAATCCATCCCGATTCCCACAAGGGCTTTATGGGCTTTATCTATATCCTTTGACGCCAGCATCCATATAGTTGTTCCCTCGGCAGTTTCTGCCACGCCGTAGACACATAAGGGGTTTTCTTTGATGGCCATGAAGCATTCGACAGAAGAAATGATACTTTCCATGACTCCGTTTTCCGGCGTGTCGCCTTCAGCCCTGATTTCTTCTGCATCGGCGTTTCTCATGTTCCGGATAATGTAATTCACTTTTTCTAAAAACCGGGCGTCCAGTTTCCCATTTTCGGCTATCTTCATTACTTTCGTTTTATTCATAAAGCACCATCTCCCTAATAATGGCCGCCAGCGTGAACGGATAGGCGTCTTTTGATTTAATGACGGCTCTTCCTTCTGTTATGAATCCGGGGTTCGGCATGGTGATTTCTTTGTCTCCGGAGTAGAGTGCTACTTTCTGCTTCTGGAATTCGTCGTATTTGATTTCGTCCAGTGCTCCCGGTGTACATCCAGCATATCCGCCTAAGGAGTTGACAAGTCGTATTGTGATGGCTGATATTTTTTTCTTTCTCCCCTGTAATGTCCCCTGCTGAGTGTTGGATTCGACATTAGGAAGTTCCATGATCATCTCGTAGGGGATTCCGGCAATCATGGTTTTACAAGCGGCTCCAATCGTAAAGGATCCGTCCGTCTCCACTTTGACGCTTGAAAAATATCTGCCATCTGCCAGCACTCCAACTGTCTTCCCGGCAAGGTGGGGTATGCTCCCGGTGTTCGACGGGGCGCTAAAGGAAAGTTTTACGGCGGAGTCCAGGTTGATATAGTCCATGGGATCTGCGCTTTCCATATAGTTTGTCAGGCGTTCAATATATGTTTTCTCTTTTCCGTTTACTGTTCTCCGGACTGCGGTGTAGATAGAATCTTCTTCCTCCCCTTCAATATTGCAGGCGGAAATATATTTCCCATCTGTTTCCATGTGGGACCAGGCGTAGACTTTCTGGTCCTGGACGTAGGTTAATACATTCATGCTCCCATCGGATTCGGGAAAGTACAGTCTAGAGTCTGGGTCCTGCATGTAGGCTGCCTGTGTGATTCTTCGTTCCCTTGTGAGGTGCTTGGAAAGCAGCGTAAGGTCCATTCCGTTGTAGGAGTCAGATGTATAGTCGTATCCCATGTCCCTTACAGTCTCTCCTCTTCTCTGGACGAATACGATTCTGTTCCCTATGAGGATTGGCAGAGCATCTGTGCAGCCTCTTGCCGTCTGGATGCGCGGGGTGGCTTTCGTCGGCGTCACGGTTTCAGAGCCGGAAACGGTCCATTCATTTCCGTCTGTCATGATTATCAAGTCATTGGCTGGGATGATGTGTTTGATTGATATCTGGTTCCTCGACACGAAAGAAAGGGCTACGGCGCTGTCATCGGTGACGGTACCGGAAACTTTTTCTACGGAAAAATTCGGATAGTCTCCGGTCTTGCTCATCCACACCATGAATGGGCGTTTTCTCGTTGCGGCAAAGCACAGCCTGTCCTGGAAGAAGCATATGCACTTCGGATAACCGAATCTGGCGTTCCAGCTACCGAAAACGTAGGCTTCGGCAGTGTCGGTGGAAGAGAGTTCTTTTTTCACTATGCACTTGGCCTGGGTCTTTGAAATGACTTCCGCGATGACGACTCTGCCCTCGTTCGTATATCCAAGAGAGGTGAAGTCGGCGCGGCCTGCGGTGGTGACTATTCTCATCCGGATATTCTCATCGGTGATGGTCCCGCTTTCGGAGTAGTTCTGGTCGTCTTTTGCCTTGTATTCACGGAAGTCTTTCCATGGGCCACCGTTTATGGATTTCTGGATTTTTATTGAGCCGGTCCATGTTCCGTGGGTGATGATTTTCCATCCGCTCCCCACTTTTACAGGATTGGACGTACCGGCGCCGTCAAGGGAAACAGTTACGGACCCCACTTCCTGGTCCAGCTTTATCCACGCCCCCACCATGTCATCCGTAAACAGGTCTTCTTTGGACGTGATGGTGATTTCCCCTGTTGTTCCGCTGGGGGTCAGGGTATTGGTATCGCTGGCCATGGTGCCTAATGTGGGGTCGAAATACTGGCAGGTGAATTCAAATTCTTTCAATACCCAGTCGGTATCGGAGTGTCTTTCCAGCTGATATACAGGATGAGTGCCGCTTGCTATGTAGAGGATATCGGCAGACTGACAGAACCTGAGGTTCGTAAGTTCTTCTTCCGTAAATGGGGTGACGAGTTCCGTTCCGGTGTATTTATCTCCATCCCATATCCTGATGTATTTATCCCCGATTTCAAGCAGGACGGACCGGCTTGCATTTATGGTAAATGGGTAAAGCAGAATAGGCTTATCTGCGTATTTTGCCTCGCCAAGGTATAATGAGCCTCCTCGCTTATAGGCGGCTCCATAGGGGCGGATATAAACATTTTTGGCCTGCAGCAGGGCTGAGCGAAACTGGTTCAGATCTACCCGGTTAGCGACTTCCGGAGAGACTTCGCCAGTTGTAAAGGCCGGCTGGATAAGGTAAAGAGATTCTCTTGGCATGCTTACCTCCTGGCGTCAAAGTATTTCTGAGACCACTGGATCTTATGGTGGTTCTCAATGGCGCTTGACAGCATGGCTTGCTGGATTGCCGCCTGGTAGAGCTGATATTCAGTCTGCTTGATACTCTGGGAGCCGGATAGAGGCATAGCCAGATAGTAGGCTAATTTGTGGGCCAGGGCTTCGCAAAAATGGGGATTGAACATTTCGGCGTTTTTCACGTCCGCGGTGTAGTCCATCCACGCCTCTTCCATATTGACCATGACCACTTTCGTGGACTCATCTACCAGGGAAATTTTGAACTGGTGGTAAGCGTGCTCTTTAGTGAACTCGCTTGTCTCCAGTCTTTTGTTTCGGTTGTAGATCTGTCTCACAATGCGGCAGTCACTGGGTACGGCGTATACGTGGTCCCATCCGGGCATTTCTGCATTAACCTCAGCGAGTTTTTTGCTTCTCTCCGCAAAGCCCCAGCGGAAGGTATCGAGAAGGGATTTTCTCAAAAGGTCGTAGTAAATGGCGCACTGTCTGGCGGGTTCGCTGTCTTCCGTCAAGGATGCGATTCTCCCCTGTCCGATTGACGAGAGTGCCATGTTGCAGATGTCCGTAGTGTTCATAGTTCCTCCTTAATGTTTTCTGATTAAGTTAATCAGGTCTTTCTTAGTTTTTATACCCTCCGGGATCTCAATCCCCATCTTCCAGCAGATGGCCCGGAGCTCATTGGCGGCCATGGTTTCGAGTTTCCGGCCGCCAATTTCTCTCAGGTGGATCTCTTTCAATCGAGTTCACCGTCCAGGGTTAAGGCAATGGTGCACTTACCGGATGTGGGTCCGGCTACGGCTACGGGGTAGAATTTCTTCCCGCCGTAGGGAACTCTGATGCAGCCGTGCTGCGCACCTGCGGGGATGGTGAGGGTGCAGAGGGTTTTAGCGGATGTCATGGTTTCCACGTCGTCGGTCTTCAAGGTCACGGTGGCTTCCTTATCAAGGGGAGATGCAAACTTGGCGGAGAGAAAGAGTTCGTCATAGGCGTTCCCCCCCTCGCCGTTGGAAATGACGTCCGGAGCAGTGGAGACGTCTTTGTTAAAGATGAATGCGTTTTCTGCGTCGTAAATCATGGTTCCTCCTTATTTCGCTTCGCTAATAAGATGTTCTTTGTCGGAAAGGGCGTCCACTTTGAACACCGGGATGCCAAAGAGGGCAAGAATCTGGGTACCGTTGGTAAGTGTTTCTTTGGTTACGTGAACGTTGTTTTTGTCCAGCTGGTAGATTTCCAGGAAGTCGTAGACTTTTTCGGAAACATAGAGTTTCACCTGCGTGTTGTTACCCTGGAGTTTTCTCAGGGAGTTCTTCGCATAGATGAAGCGTTCCAGGAGGGCTCGCTTGGCAGCGGCGGTGACGTCGCTCTTTAAAAGTGCGGCGGTGTCGATGTTTCTTACGGCAGCTACCATTCTGGGATCGGCCACCATCAGGCCCGGTTTCCAGGTGAAGAGGGTGGATACGGCTCTATATTTTCTCCCATCTTTATCGGTGGCGTCGTTTTCCCCCAGGTCTCTCTGCTGGAGGCCGGCGTAGCCGTATTTTGGATAGATACCGGTAACGGCGTCGGACCATCCTACGAACCATGCGGAAGAGAGGGCGCCGTCTGTGGTGCCGCCGGCATTCTGGACCTGGTAAGAGTAGTCGTTCTTTTCGCCGCCGTAGGTGTTGTAACGTTTTGCGAATCCATTAAACTCGTCGATGTTTGCGTCGCTGTCGCCGTAGAAAAGCATTCTGGCCACGGCCTGGGAGAAGCCTTCTACGTGTGCGTCGTCTTCGCTTCTTCTGAAGGCCTGGGGGTCCGGTTCCAGTCTCAGCAGTTCGATATCCACTTCGGAGCGGTCTTCCAGGATGCAGCAGGTGTCATCTACCTGTTTGGTGCTGGACTTTGTAGGCGCGACGCCTCGATTGATGGCTCTTAAGGTCGGAGTGGGGAGAGAGGTCCGCTGGGTGGTGCGGTTGCCAGTGGGCAGATTGCCCTGTTTCCATGGCATGTGCTGCATGATGGGGTTAGACTGTTCGAGCACGTCAATAATATGGTCGATTGTGCCGTCGGGTGCCTGTCGTTTTCGCAGGTCATTAAATGTTAATGCAAGATTTCCAATGGTTGGCATGTATGATCATTCCTTTCATTTGTACAGGTCAAAGTTGGTGTTCGGATAGGGGTTGTCTTCTTTTCCGGGGTTGTTGGTTTTCGCTCCCATCCCCGGGTCTTCCGCCAGCAGGGATCCGAATTCGGCCATGGCTTTGACAAAATTGATGTTCGAAAAAACAGGGGAAGAGCTGAAGAGTTCTTTGATCCCGGGGAATTCTTTTTCCAGATGTTCCACGGCCACGCCTACTTTCTGCATGGTGGGCTCGAACTGTGCGCCCAGTGTTTTCTTTGTTTCGTCGGCGTACTGCTTGTTCTGGTCTTCCACCTGGTTCCGGTAGGCTTCTGCCAGCTGGTCTGCCCACTTGAATCCGTACTGGGCGATCTGGTTTGCCTGTTCGTTGCTGAGTCCCATGGGACGGATAAGGTCCCCAAAGGCTTTGGCCGATTCTTCATCCAGGGAGCTTCCTTCGGGAATGGAGTTTGTGAAATCGTATACGGTGGGTGTGTTCCCCAAAAGGGTGCTCATCTTGGCGCCCTGGTTCCCGTCCTGGCCGCCGGTGGGGTTCTGCGCAGCGTTCTGATTTGCTCCCTGGCCGCCGTTCTGGTTTCCGGCGTTCTGATTTCCGGAGTTGTCTCCCGTATTCATGTCATTGTTCGGGATATTGTTGTCTTCCATCATTTGTCCTCCTGTTCAAAGTACTTTCTGCTTTTCAGCTGGAATTCGATGTTTTCTCTTTCCGCTTTCTGCTTGAGCTCCACGCCTTTCATTCCTAAGCGCTCCACGGTCATGTTGGCCAGCTGAATTCCTACATAACGCATTCCTTCTTTGAAGTAGGTGGCGGAGTTCCCAGTAAAGGAGCTGGAGAGGTATCCGGAGATTTCAAGGATCCGCATGTACATCCATCTGCCTTCGGGGGTCTCAAGCATTTTCTTCAGGCATTCTTTGTCGCGGCGTTCCTTCTCGTCGGCTATGAATTTCTGCCAGCGGTATTCTTTTGCCTGTTCTGAGATGTTGTATTTATTCAACGGTGCTTCCTCCCGGTCCGCTTACGCCCAGAAGATTCTGCAGGGCTGGGTTGCCTCCTTTGGCAGCGTCAGTCAGGTTCTTGGCTGCCTGTGAGATGGGTGCCATTGCCTGGGCCTGCTGGAGCTGCTGCTGTTCTTCCGCCTGCTGGGCCATGGCTTCCTGTTCCTGCTGAATCATGTTCTGTACATCTTCAATGGAACGCTGCATGACGGCAGGGGCTCCCAGAAGTTCGAAATATTTCTTGACGGTGCCCAATGGATCTACCATCTTCAGAGCGTCCGGGTAGAGCTGTGCCATTTGTCCGACGAATGAGAGGGCCTGTTCGATGTTGACAAGGCCGCTCATTTTCTGTGCCTGGGCTAACGGAGATATGTACTCTATCTTGATGTCCGCATTAGAGAGCCTTTCGGCTACGCTTTGCGGGAGCGGCGGGAAGATTCCGCTTCTTTCAAGGATGTTGTAGACTCTTTCGATGACAGGGTTTAAAAATTCATCCTGAAGCCTTTCTACGACTGGTCCCAATTGCTGCAGCTTTTCCTGCTGCCGTTCCATGACTTCCCTGGCTGTCATTTGCGGGGTGTCGATGGATTCGAGCATAAGGAAAAGATCGGCGCTGTAGATCCGCTTGATGGTGTCTTCAGACCTTACGATTTCCTGGCTCAGCCAATTGAGGTCGATTCCGGTCTGAAGGATGGGGCCTATACTCTTGGCTCCATTGAGTTCGTCCACTACAGTGACGCCTCCGGGGATGAGGTTGATTCCTCGCTGGTATGTGGAAGCAGTGGCGGCCATGGGAGGTTTGACCACGTATTCTACGGCGGTCAAGAAGTCTTTCTTCATGGTCTGAAGAGCTTTGGATTCGCCTTCCGCATACCACCCGGGGCCCTTGGCGTAGGCGTCGTTCCCGCTTACCTGATACCTGGCCGTGGGTACGGGGAATTCTTCGAATCCCCCTATGTAGAGATATCCGCCGTTTTCGGTGATATCCTGGCCGTCTACCCAGTAAAGGGATTTGTATGGCATATCCTGATTTCCGCCGGTGCCGGTTCGTTTGTCATTCGGCATGACGAGCCACCAGACATCAAAGGATGTGTCATATTTCCTTCCCTCATTGGACAGGGCTTCCTTTACCTGTCTTGGTAGGTTCTTCACACCAAACTGCTGGGCAATCTGTGCGGCGTTCATTCTGACTTTTCTTGCGAATGTGTCCACTCTGTTTCCTGCAGAAACGTCAAGGTAGTAAGAACCTACGGTGTAGGATTGGAAACGGACTCCTGTTTCCGGAGAGGAGAACACTCCTAAAGGTGCCTGGCCGAAGGGGAGTTCTGCATAGCAGGCATGGACGGAGTTATAAAAATTCGAGCGGTGAAGAATATACTCCACGATTTCCTGCCTTTGGTCCAGAATGCGCGCGGCCTCCATGTCGTCGGATAATGCGGTGTTGGAAAATCCGAACTTGAACCACTGCCGTGAAGGAGGGGTGAGTCCGGACATGATGCCGGCCGCAAAGGCCTGATTTGCAAGCCACGCCACGCCATTGGAAATCGCCAGGTCTCTTCTTCTCCCTTTTTCGGTGATGTCTTCAGTGTCGTCGAATTCTCCCAGAAATGGGAGTTCATAGTCGCGGATTGCTTTCCAGCGCTCTTCGTAGGTGTTCCGGTTTCTTTTCAGGGTTCCGATGCGTGCCAGTATGCTCTGTTTATTCGGTTTTGTGCTTATGGCTCTGTCCGCCGGTAAGGCTTCTGACGGTAGGGCGCTGGCTAGTAAGGTATTCATCCGAGAGTGTCTTTCCCGCCGCCCCCAAAGATCTGGCTCATGAGTGTAGCCAGCTGGGTATTGGCGAATCCTTTCTGCTTTCTCTGTTTGTTGATGGCTTCTACGTCTCCGTTATGGTCGGAAATGTCTGTGCCGGTGACGTTTGTCACGCTTGGGTCGATGTGCTGCGTTTCCGGCTGGTGTACTTTGTGAGATCTACACATGGTTCCTCCTTTCTCAGAAATGATATTCTGTGTTCGCCCTGGCGTTGGTGTCCAGGGCTTTAACTACGGGGATGGCGAATGTAAGCATTAGCGCGTCGCCGTCGTTTGGTGACGGGATTCCTTCGTCTTCGAGTTCTTTTTTGCTGCGGAGCTTTAACACTCCGGTGTCGCTTGGGGAGATCTGGTAGGCCATGGTTAAGTCGTCACAGATCGTCTGGTCGTCCGGTAGACATCCGCCGTCCCGGAGCCACTGCCTTACCTGGTCTGCCATGTAGGCGCGCATGTTGAGAAATCCTTCTTTCGGGGCTCTGGCCCCGAAAGGGATGAGGTTCCAGTTCCTCCCGTGAGATATGCCCCAGGAATATAGTCCTGTGCCGTATCCCTGGTCGATGTTGACTGCGTCTGCATGGTATTCATCTTCAAATTTGGCCACCAGCGCGCCCATGACGCTGTCATTTGAGACTTTGGGAATCTTCGCAAGTCTTTGTGACCATAGCCCCTGCCTCAGCCAGATGGCGGCGGGATCGCTTCCGGTCCATGAGTTATCTACTCCGATAATGACGGGAGCAAAGCTGATGGATTCTTTCCGGATCTTCTTCCCTCTGGCAGCTTCCACTAAATCGGTGGAAATGAGCTGGAGGGAAGATGAGTTAGGAAATACGCCTCTGACTCTAACGCGGAAAAAGTCGCTGTCTTCTCCGTACTGCTGGGCCCATTTCGCGATTAGGTCCTTGTTGGTAATTTCGACGGTCCTCGAATCTACCTGCATGGTGTGCCAGAAATTCCTGTCCCGATGAAAACAGTCGTAGAATCTCCCGTTGTTTCGGGTGGGGTTCCCGAATGCGCACCATATGATTTCGGTCTCTTTGTCCGTCATGGCGCCTTCGGCAACTTCCCAGATGCGGTTGTCTATCGCTGAGGCTTCATCAAAAATGAGAAGGATCCGTTTCCCCTGATTGTGCAGGCCGGCAAAGGCTTCGGTGTTCTCTTTGCTCCAGGGGATGGCGTCGATGCGCCAGGTCTTTTCATGCTTTGGGTCCATGCTGTAGATGGAAGTCGCCGTGTATTTGAATAGAATCCTTGCCCTGAAGATGCCATACCACTTGGACAGCTCCGCCCAGGTCTTTGTCCTGAGCTGGGTTTCTGTATTTGCTGTGACGACGCCCCGGGTGTCTTCGTGGGTGCTGATGGCCCAAAGGATGAGCCAGGATACAAGCGCTGATTTCCCGATGCCGTGTCCGGATGCGACGGCTTCCTGGATGACCTGGTCCGGGTTCTTGAGTCCGTCCCTGATGTCCATGAGGATTTTCACCTGCCATGGCTGGGGTCCTTTCATCCTTTCGATGGATGTACCGGCCTGACCCCAGGGGAAGGCAAAGTAAACGAAAGTCAAAGGATCCTTCGCGTATTGCGCCAGCGATTTGACTAACTCTACTACTGGATCACTCACTTCTTCGCTCCCTCCTCTGCTTTCCTTGCCATTTCGGCTGCTTCTTCTCTTGCTGTCTGTAGTGTCTCTGCGACGTCAATCTGACCGGAATGCTCGACTTCCACCTTATCGCGCCATTGTTTGGGCTTTCGGTTCTTCAGCCAGAAGATGGCGGCTATTACGTCGGGCGGCATGTGCTTTGTGACAGTTTTGACGGCGCCGTCCTCCTTGCCGCCTTTAATCGCATAAGTCTCGGTATATTCGTATCCGATGGCCCTTTTGTAAAGCGCATTTTCCACGGCTCCATCTGCGACGGCCTTATTATTATTTAGGGCCTGTAAGAACTGCGGATAGCGTTTCTTCCAGTCGTATATTGTTCTCACGCCTATCCCGATGCGCTTCGCCAGGTCTTCATCCGTGAGCCCTTCGCGGGCCCAGGCGGTTATGGCTTCCAGTCCTTTACCAGTAGTCCAGTATCTGTACTTGGCATTGGCCATCCTCCTCTCCCCTTTCAGAAAAACGCAAAGGAAAAGCCCCAGGGATTTCTCCCTGAGGCCTTTCGTCTCATGTCTACGTTATCATAATAGCACGTCTCACGCGGAAATTGGCGGAAATCATTTGGGGTGCGAGATTTGTTCGATGGCATCTGACTTTATCTGCCTTATCCGGCGTTCCGTATAGTGCATTTTTTTCGCGATTTGCGAAATGGAAAGTCCGTTTATGTAGTGGTCATAGAGTACCTGCTGCCAGATTCCCGGATGGGCTTTCCGGATGAGGTTTTCCCCTTTCTGTTCGAGCCCGCTCAGTCTATCCATGCTCTTCAGGATTTTCTTGTCATAGCCGGAGATTTTTTCCTGCAGCCGGTCGAATCGGGAAGCGATATCGGAATGGGTTCCGCCGGAAACTTTGGAGTCTTCATAACACATGCCGTGAAGGTCCGTCATGTCCTGCCTCAGGTATTTCCTTTTTTCTTCCAGGCTTTTCTTCATGCCTCTCTGTGACAGGATCATGTCCAGTCTCTTCTTTACGTTTCCCGCGGTCATAGGCCCTCCTTCAGTGCTCTCTCATGTCGATTACTATGTGTGAATCCTTCTGCTGTTCTTTGATCCTGTCCGTAATCCGGTCCAGAACTTTTTTGGCTTCTTCCAGGTCTAAGGGCTTTGTGATGTCTGCGGCCTCTTCGTTTGCGAAAACTACGGTATATTTGTCCTCATATTCCAGCTTCTCTAGATAAAAGGCCTCGCCGCCGGTGTAAATGGCGTCATCCGTCCTTACGATAATCATGGTCTCTCCCCCATCCGTATCTCTGTAAATGCCTCACTGTCATGAGGTGATTGATTTCTGCCTGCCTGGCTATGGACGCATATTTCCGCAAAGCGTAGATTTCTTCATCGTCTTTCTTAGTGACGGTGGTTACATATCTCTGCTTCCCGGGAAGTCCAGTAAATGACGTGGTTACGATCCGCATGTCCTTCCCTCGGAGCAGTGCTTCGCAGATGTTGAACGGTACCTTCTCCATAATCAGCCTTCCGGGTCCAGGTCGATAACCTTCATCCGGTATTCTCTGGCGACTCTGTGTTCAATCCGACATTTTCTGTCTTCCATCCATCCCTTGGTGAAAACCGCAATATCCGCCTGTCCCATCAGCAAGATAGAGTGCCCCAGGTAATATAAAGGCGGATGAGGAATACTATCGTGAAAATCGTCGTCTAATGCTTCGACTTCGGTTTCAATTTCGCCAAACTCTTCGCTCGCGATTCTTGCCCTGGCTACCATTAAGGCGTGAGCCCTGTCCTTTTGAATTTCTTCTTCGCTCCTTAATTCATTCGTTGGCTGCGAAATGAAAACCCTCTTAACGAATCTATCCATGTTTTTCCTCCTTTGGCGCTTTAACCCTCTTAGAACGGAATGTCCTCATCTTTTTCTCCGAAATTCATGCTCTGCTGTTCCATGGGCTGGCTCTCAGGTGAAGATGGTCCGAACTGGTTGAAATTGCCCGTGCCTGGTTTGATGCTCTGGGCCGGGGCGATGAATTCTGCCGTTACATCCGTGATGTATCTTTTCGTTCCGTCTCCCGGTTCGTAGGATCTGGTTGAAATCCTTCCTGCCACGAACACTCTCTGCCCCTGTGTCATGTACCTGCAGGTTTCTGCCATATTTCCCCAGGCGGTGATGTTTACCCAGTCAGTGATTTCCTTTCGTTCTCCGGTCTTCCGGTTTACGAATTCCCTGCTGGTGGCCAGCGAGAAATGGGCCATCTGATTTCCGGTTTTGGTTGCTTTGATTTCCGGGTTCCTTCCCAGGTTCCCGATTAAGAGTACTTTGTTCATCTGTTTCTCCTTCCCGCAAATAGGGCAGCTGTGATAAACCCAATGGCCGCTCCGACGAATGCGGCTAAGATGACGAATGCGATTTCCATACTATTCCTCCATTTCTCGAATAACTCTTTGCGCTTCCTGCGCGGCTTATGTATTTCTACGTTTCAGCTCGTTCAGCTGCCTGGCGCTTTCGTCATGGAGTTGTTTCTCTAGATAGAGTTCTTTTTTTACGCGGATCGTTCCATACAGCATTATGAGCTTGTACAGCGTTATGCGCCGCTGGCGCAGCCGTTCCGCTTCCACCCTCTCGATAATCACCTCCATGACGATGACCGCCGCCACGCTAAACGCTATGAACGCAATGCACAGGATATCAAGGGTGTCCATGCTACCACTCCTTCCCACTTTCATCCTTTATGTTAACCTGGTGAAGGATTTCCGCACAGGCGGTAAGCATAGAGTCCCTGCCCTTCTTCTCCAGAAGAGTGCTGATCACTTTGCTAATTAGCTGATTTCTGCTCATGCTCCCGCCTTCTATGGTTTTCATTTTCTTCATCAGGTCTTCTTCCGCCGGTGAGATAGGGTTCATTTTGCCTCCTTCGGGAAGAGGCTCATCTGGGCCCTGTCTCCCTTGACGTAACGCTTGGCTTCATCCAGCACGTTCAGGACGGCCTGGTCCGGATTGTACTTTGTTCCGAATTTGATTCCGGAAACGGAGAAGCGGGAGTGAAAGTTGGTATCTCTCATGTGCTCTACGCCGGAAATGGAATAGGTCTCCGGAATGACCTGGCCTTCTTCGTATTTGAAGGAAACGGTCTTCACGTTTCTTTCCCATCGGCTCAGCACGGTGTCCGGCTCTTCTCCCCGCTGCTGGGCCAGGGAAATCTGGTAGTTCTGGGCAAGTAAGCCCAGGGCATCATAGAGTTCGGGCCTTGCTTTCTCTTCAGACGTTAAAACCTTCTCGTCGGTTCCTTCGACGTAAAAGATGGTAATTTTCTTCTGTCCTACTGTCAGTTTGTTGATAATCATAGTTCCACCATTTCACAGGGAAAGAATCCAAACTCCCACGAATCTTCTACATGCCGCCTGAATGTCCCGGCGTCTTTGAAAACGCTTTCAAGGATCCATTCTCTCTGGCCGCCTTTCTTTCTGGAATTCGGGATGTGGAATTTCATTCCCTTTTCTTTCCGGAGTTTCCTCCACTCTTCTTTACTCAATCTGTCTTCCTCGTTTTCTGAATTTTGAAATCTGCAGCGGGTATCCCCACTGGGTGTAGGTGTTGATGACTTCAATGAGTTCCATACCTTCCGGCGCTTTCGGTTTCTCTTTCCACTTCTTCGAACGGATTGTTCGGTAATGGATTTCGGGCTTTTTGAGGTTTCTTGATGGGTGCCATGATTTTTTCTCTTTACATTCCTGCATTTTGGCATTCTTGCTTTCTTTGCAGAAATAGGCAGAGAGTCTCTTGGCGTCCTCATGCCCTCCGTCGTAGCGCTGGAAGGAATAGTGGTTGATCGCCCCCTCTTTCCAAATGTCTTGTATATCCTTCCTGCGGACGTGTCCGTGGGTAGGGTCATTGATGATGAGGTGATGGTGGAGCCGATGGCCTTTGTATTCGGTCCGGTAGATATACTTCAGCTCCCATCCCCTCTTCTGGTATTTACGCCTGAGGGTTCGGAGAAACTTCTGGACCTTTTTCTTACCGGTCTCAAAGTCCGGCTCCTCGGCGTAGGTTAATGTCAGGTAGATATCGTCTCGGGTGAAATTTGTCTGAATGAGGCGTCTTAATTTCTTCTCCCGCCTTTTCTGATTGGCGGTCTTCATCCAGTCCGGGGTTTCATTCATATTCCGGACTCTGGTTTTCTTCCCTCCCAGGCGGAGTGTGTAATACTTAGATTCTTCTGAGTAGGTAATTTCACCTTTCTCATTTCTGATTAAGAATGTCTCTTTCCGGTATGGCATAGAAATCGTCCTTTTGCTCCAAAGTTAAATTCCTTAACAAGGGGGAAAAGAGAGCGAAACGCTCCCTTTTTATCGACAAATCCAGGACGTTTAGTGTATAATATTTTTAGATGAATTTTTAAAGGATTTTTTCGTCCTGGGCCCCGGTTAGCAGCCGGGGCTTTTTCTGTATCTACATTTAGGGTTGTTCCCCGGTGTCCCCTGCATGTAGTACTGGCAGTCATGGCAATGCATTTCATGCACATTCGCTTCATACATAGGGCATGCCACGGCCTCGTGAATTTCCTTCCCGCACTTCGGGCAGGTGCTGTTATTCAATCTCAGAATGGCTGCCATGCGGGCTTCTTGGGCACGCACTGCTTCCGGGTCCTCTTCATGCGCGAGCGCTTCGCGGTAGCGTAAATTTTCTCGAGCTCTTCTCCATGTCTTAAGGTCCATTCCTTCACCGCCTCGCTTTCGAGATACTTTCTGGCGACTGCCGCCCATCCCGGGTCGGCGTGGCCCATGGTGATATGGAATCTGCTTCTATGGATCCAGGTGTCAAGGGTGATGAGGTTTTCCGAAATATCGTCTCCCCCCTCTCCCCGGGGAAGGACGTGGTGTACTTCTGTCTCTCCTCGTGGAAACGGGATGTCTAATATTTCTTCATACAGATCTTTCAGTTCCTCGTCTCTTTCTCTTATGAGTTTTTTCAGCTTCTTCCAATTCGTATCATTCAGCCTGATTTTCATAATGCCTCCTTAAAAGGAAATCAATGGGGAGCCTGAGTGTTCAGGCCCTCCCTTCATTTCTTTTTAAATGACGCGCTTCATGTCATGACTCAGTGCATAGAGTGTCATGTCCCCTTCTGCTTTGTCTCTGTCCTTCGCTTTGAGTGAGGGCACCGCTTTCCAGTCGTGTCCTCCTTTCTTCTTGTAGCAGCCTCGATAGCCGCCGGAGTGAGGGCGGACTGCAAACAACCACCCTCTCTTATCCTTCCAGACTTTGTGCAGTCTAAGCCTCATGATTCATCCTTCTCCTGGATGACGATTTCCAGGCCCATTTCTTCGGCAATTAAGATCAGTGCTTTCAGCGACATCCAATTTCCATTTATCATATTGCTCAGCACAGGCCCGGACATTCCCGCTTTGCGGCTGATTTCCGCGGCCGACCTTCCGTCTTTTTTCAATGCGTATCTTATGGTCTCTCTAATCTGCTCTACTTTCTTGTCCAGGAGCGCCGCTTTTTCCGGGGACAGTTCAATCTTTTTGCTCATAAGGGTCCACCTCCGGATCAGAGACAATGACTTCCAGGTGTTTCTTTTCGATTTTCCTCTTCAGCCATGCCAGGGCACCGGTTAATGTGTCCTTACAAACGGCTACTTCGTCAGCTTCCCACTTGGGGTTTCCTTTGTTTTCTCCTCTGATGTAGCATGGAATTCTGCACACCGCGAATCTTTCCCCTTCCAGGTAGTCCAGCTCTTCGCAGGGGACGGTCTCCGGATCGTTCCAGATGGCCGGAAGATCGTCTTTCAGACGTCTGGCAATCTGCCAGCCCCGTTTGGGTGAATAGAAAATGCCGTAGTAGTACTCTGCCTGGTGGTCTCTGACCTTCATGAGAAATATCTTCCTGCTTGCTGCTTCGGTGATACCCATTATTCTTCCTCCTTCTTTCTTTCCAAGGCGTCACAAATAATCTTGGTGTTCAATATGCTCAGCGTTTTCAGAAGCGGCAGGCCCAGGGCCGTCGATACTTCATCTGCCACAGTTTCCAATATGCACATGAATACGCCGAACTTGATGGCTTTCGGTGTATTTTTAACAAGATTCCTGAAATCGGTTTGAATTCCATACCCTTTTCCCATTCTGAAGGCAAAGAATGTTACAGTTCCGAAGGTGTTTGCTTTTACTTTCTCGAGCAATTCCTCTGCTTCTTTGTCATTTTCTAGATCTCCGGTGAATACGTACTCACCACTATTTTTCTTCTCTGTTTTCATGAATTTTCTCCTGTGATACAATAGAGGTGGAATCGGTAAGATTTCATTTAGGACTCTGAGCTCTGACGTCCGGTAAACGTCGGGGCTCTTTTTCTATTTCCTGATAACCAATATGGTCCCCGGCTGCAGGCTTCCCGGGGCCGTGATGTTATTGTCCTGGCAGATCTTCCAGGACAGATAGTTGATATCATCTTTGGGGGTTGCCACCTGCGCTGCGATGCCGTACACAGTGTCTCCGGCTTCCACGGTTCTTGTTATGGTTTCCGCCGGAGATTCTTCCTTTGGCCAAAGTAAGAGGGCCAGAAGGATGGCGGTTATGAGTATCTTCTTCATGATTTCACCTCATCCATACGGCGGTAAGCGTGGCCACGGTGAGGAACAGGTTGATGTACAAAAGGGTGGTGATGTTATCCATCTTGCGTTTCTGGATCTTCTGACCGGCTGCCAGATCTCTCAGGTCCAGTTCCATTTCGTACTGCCGCATGGCCACGTTGCCCATATCTTCGATTACTTTGTCTCTCTTTTCCATTCTTCCTCCTTACCTCCCGAGGCGCTTTTTCGCTTCTTCCAGAAGGTTCGTGTTGTTTTCCTCCGCTTTTCTCAGGGCGTCATTCAATGCAAAGATGCGGATTTTCCTTACCGACCCGAACTTGATGCTGGGGATGACGCCTGATCGGAGCAGCTGGTCAACCTGGTTCTTTCCGGTGGAGAGAATTCTCTCCAGGTCTTTCGGGGTTAGAAGCCCGTCGCTTATCGGTGTTTCCATTCTTATCGCCTCAATTCGTCGATCTGCTTCATCACGTCGTAAATGGCGCTTCCAATGCTGTCCGCATGGATATTGGCCCTTTTCTCGTGTCCGTCAAAAAATCTGACCACCACGTTCTCTTCGAGGGTGTTTGGATCCTTGACCACTTTCATGCTCATGACTTCATACCCGCCGGCAATTAATGCCTGCTGCAGGTGGTACAGGGCGCCGAGTCGCCTGAGATTGAAGTGCTCTTCAGTTGGACTCATGTATGCTCCTTTCTTCCCTGCTATAATGTGGATGAATTATAGACCGGAATGATATTCTAACCAGTGATGATGTTGTCTTCTTCCCACGCAGCCAGTGTTTTATCCGTGATTTCGGCTCCGTGAGAAATGGCCTTCTTTAAATCCTTCAGCAACGTCTTTGCTTCCCCCGCCGACAGGTTGTATTTCTTGATGACCTCAAGGATTTCCCTGCCGGCGGCTTTTTCTTTGGAATGCCATTCGTCCATATATTTCTCGTATTCGTCGTATGTCATTCTTCTTTGCCTCCCTATTTTCTTTCCTTCTCTTGACCGGCTCCGCTCCAATCCAGCCAGCATGTGATTACCGACTCATCAAGCCTGGCATGGTTGAATGCTGCCTCTTTCGCGTCATTTAAAACCAGGCAGGCTTCCGCCGCTTTCAGGCCGTGTTTAATCAGCACATTAAGCACGGCCTCGACAGCGGCGTTTTTCTTTTTTTCTCCAGTCGCCATCATACTCATAATGGATTTGGCAATGTTCTCTGTAGGTCATTCTTCTCCGCCTCCCCCTTTTCTTCCCTGGCTGTACTCTCGGCTAGCCGGAATTCCCATCCGGTCCACTTTGAGTACCGCTCCTTCGTAAGTCGCAATCACCATGGCTCCGTCAAGCCCGTGTGTTTGCGACTTTCTTCTTTTCATATATTCCATGACGGGCCCTACGGCCTTCCGGAATTCTTCCATATCTCTGTCACGGGTCTTTTCTTCTGCGTTTAAATCAATATCTTTCAAAAGATGTTCAGCCTTGTCGTGGTCTTCCGCATGGAGAAGCACGATGTCTCTCATTACCAGGTGCGGGATTCCGGCAGCGTCCAGTCTTCTGGAAGCTTCCGTCAAATCTTTTTCTTTCATCCTTTCTGCTCCTTCCTCTTCCCCTGCTATAATGTGGATAGATTCTATAGAAGGGAGGTGATCGCTATGCTGGCTGAAATTAAAATTGTGGGTATCAGCACGCCTGTAAATGTGGAAGATTTCCAGGTCGTGCGTTCGCTCGACAAATCACCAGGCGCCCGGTTTGAAGATGTACCGGACCTGGAACATTATCAGTTTGACAGTGCCCATTACTATGTGTTTTCAGGGAAATCTGTTCTCCATGTCAGTGGAGATAGGATTGAGTATGTACTGATTCACAAGTAACAATCATGGCTCTACGAAGAGGGTGCAGCGATTGCAGCCGCACTCTTTTTGTATGTGCTTCAGTTCTATTGCCCATTCTCTGATCTCACTCAGTCTTGGGTAATTCATTCTCACATGGACTTCGATTTCGAACTTCTCAGTCTCTTCCTTCTTTTTTTCTTCCATATTTCTTCCCCCTTTCTGCTATACTGTTGCCAGCGGACCCGCTATGGAGGCAGCTATGGAGCATCTCAACTTACCATCTCAAATCGGGTTATCCCGCCAGGAAATCATTGACCTCTGCCAGGGGAATGTCACTCCCGAAAAACTGGCAGACATCATTACAACAAACAATGAAAAGATCTACAGTCTTCTCCAGCTTCAACTGGAGAGTATCAACAATTCTCTTGGAAATCTCGAACTGAGGAACAATTAACTAAACAAGCGGGTCCGCCACCACATCCGACTCCATGGCTGCATCTCCGACTTCTATGGTTCCGGTGCTGTCTTCATGGACTATCTTTGTTCCATACACCAGAATCCGCTGTCTTACTTCATTGGAAGCTCTGTCTCTCATCAGGTCCACATTGATTCTTTGCACCCGATACCTTTGGCCTCTGATGACGACCGGGTCCCCGATGCTGAATTTCGTTTTGACTTCCATTTCCTTCTCCCTTCTCCATCCCTCCCAACCGCGTGGGAGCCTGGCTCTGGTAAAGGGAGGAGACAAACCTTTACCGGTTCCCGCGCAGTGGGGAGGGATGGACTTGAATATTATTCAATAAAAAGAGCACAAAAAATCAGGCCCATTATTCATACTTAATCTGGGAAAGTTCAACATTGAAGTGCCTACATAATGCAGCTACTTTACTAATAGGGACTTTACCGAGATTTTTTTCCCATGAACAATAGGTCTGATACGATATTCCTAATGATTTAGCGGTCATCTTTTGAGTTTCCCCTTTTCTTGCCCTCAATTCTTTAGGGGTATATTTCATGGTAATCACCTCCCTTTAACTTCTTATGCCCTTATCTTACATGAATAATATTCAAGTGTCAAGGATTATTTGAATTTTATTCATGCTTTCTTGAACATTTTTCTAAGTTGTGATAATATGCTAGCAAAAGGAGGTGCCCTCATGATAGGCGCGAACTTGAAATATCTAAGACTAAAGAATGGCTTTTCCCAAGAGTATGTAGCGAATTACCTTGGAAAAAAGTCTTTCACAACTGTGCAAAAATGGGAATCTGATGTTTCCGATCCCCCATTAGCCATCGTTGGGAAATTGGCAGAGTTGTATAAAGTCTCTATTGATGATTTATTTTATCAGGATTTGGCTAATTCAGAAATTGTCCATCAAGATCTTAACTTATCTGATAAAGAGGAAACTATGATAAAAAAATATCGTTCCTTACTGCCCGCCGGAAAAGCTGCAGTTGATGCTGTATTGGACTCTCAATATGAATTTACAAAACCTAAAGTTGAAAAAGTAACGGAAATATCTTAATCGTACATTTTATGAAACGGCGTGAATTCCAATGAGCTATTTTGGTTCGCTCATCTTGCTCGCTCTATGTATCTTCTTTGCTTATTGCTGGTATCACGAATATAGGAAAGTATATTATCTAGAGCAAAAATCTTTAGAAATACAGAATCAACGACTCCGCTGGATTCGGGAATCTGAGCAGCTAGAGAATGAGATCAATATAAAGCGTAATAAATTCGAGAAGGAATTAGAAGGTAAACGTGCGCTTTTGCATCTGTATGCCCATAGTCTTGAGGAGCGAGCATCGGAGCTCTCTCAGAAAGAAAAAGCCCTTTCTTCTGAAAAAAAGCTATTAGATTCTCGAATCAGCGAAATTCCTCTGCTGGCTAAATATGCCTCTGACGTTTATTTATTAAATCAGAATAAGATTGCCGATCAGCTGGAAAATAAATCTCACCCTGCATTCCATGCGGCTGATATTGTTCGCGAAGTTAATAAGGAAAAAGCGAACTTACAAGCACAATTAAAACAATGGGAGTATCGTTGTACACTCTATGAATCCATAGTCCCAGACCTATCTGATTTGGATTTAGATGAAAAAATTTCTGATATATCATTCATCTCCCAAGAAGTTTTAAACGAGCATTCTGGAGATAGAGCAAAGCTTTATCTCACCCGTGAAGAATATGAGTCTCTTCCAAGTGTAGAAAAGTATCAGCTTGCACTTGACCATTGGTGGAATCGTAAAAAGACTCGTTCTGAAATAGGCGCTGACTACGAGAGATATGTTGGCTATGAAATGGAAAATGCCGGCTGGAGCGTTGTGTATAATGGCATTGAAAAAGGACTTAACGATATGGGTATAGATTTAATATGCCAAAAAGGCGCACGGTATATATTAGTCCAATGTAAAAATTGGAGCTCTTTTAAAACTATCCGAGAAAAGCACATCAATCAACTTTTTGGAGCAACTGTAGATTTCTATTTGACGCACATAAATTCAAATGGCTCATTTAGTGATTTCCGCAATTCATTGGAGAATCGCACTATAGTCCCTCTTTTTGTGACTTCTACTGACCTTTCTGATACCGCACGTAAAGTAGCCAGTACTTTAGGCGTGTCTGTTTCTGAGAGTGTAAAGTTCAAGCATTACCCCATTATTAAGTGTAATATCAACCAATCTACAGGTGAAAAGATTTACCACCTTCCTTTTGACCAACAATATGACAGAACAATTATCAATAAGGGATTAGGTGAATTTTATGCTTTGACTGTTAAAGAAGCTGAGGACCATGGATTCCGTAGAGCAAAGAAGCATTACTTTTAACTTTATATTTTTATAACCTTATTGAAAGGATGTGATTACAATGCTTCGAAAGCGTGGAGGCAAATGGTACTACACCATCGAGACCTATGATGAGTTTGGCCGCCGGAAACGAGTGGAGCGGGCCGGTACATCTGACAAGCTGGAGACCAGAAGGCTGCAGCGGCAGGCCCAGGCGGATTATGAGAAGACCCTCCGCATCCGCGCGGGGGAGAATATTTCCTACGGGGATCTCTTGAAAGACTGGCTCTTTTCCCTACCGGGAAGCGGCCTCAAAGTGAACACCATCAAGCGCTATAGGTCCATCGTAAATTCCTGGCTCCTTCCGGACCTGGGGAAGAAACCACTGAAAAGAATCACGCCCAGGGTATTGCAGGATTATGTGAACGGCCTTCCTCTTTCCCACTCTTCCATCAATTCCCTGGTGGCGGCTATCAAGAATAGTTTCCGCTATGGCGTAGTCATGTGCCAGTACCTTTCTTCCAGTCCCGCGGACTACCTGAAGGTGCCGGCCAAGAGGGAAGTCAGGGAAGAGACTATTGTTTTCGATGGGGAAGAAATGGATGATATTATTTCCCATTTCCGGAAAAGCGACGTGAGCATGGCTGTCTACCTTGCCTACTACGCCGGCCTCCGCATCGGCGAGTGCTGCGCCCTCGAGTGGAAGGACGTGGACCTGAAAAAGAATGAACTTTCCATCCACTCCACCCTGGTGAAAGATGACGGGTGGAAGGTCCAGGAAATGCCAAAGACAAAAGGATCCATCCGTACTGTACAGATACCGGAAAAACTGCATGAACTTCTGGCAGAGGAACATCTACGCTCCATGACAAGGAAACTGGAGTACGGCCCCTTCTACCACGACTCCCCCTTCGTCT